CCACTAACGATTTCATCATCGGGTCCTAGATTCAACGAATTGAGCGTTTTTTCCATAAGTGAGTAATTCTGGAAGTTGCGGCTCCCCGCTATGATGTATCTCACAGACATCCCTCTTTTCTTCTTTATGTTCAGGTTTTTTGAGAGCTTGCCCACAGTACCAACAAAATCTATGGTAAGACTCTACTTTATTACCACAAACTGGACAAGAATAAATCTTAATTGCGTCTTTGCGATTAAAATCGCCAACCGCATATTCAGTTCTTTCAACCATAGCTACTGTGAGCATTGCACGTACCTCCCATGTTTTCCTTTATTTTTCATTTGTGATACAAAGTTCTTTACTGTGTAATCAACTCCGGTATCAAATGCAAATATAAAATCTGCGTTCCAAACGCCATCGTATATAATAGGTGCGCCTTTGCGGCTGGCCCATCTCGCACCCGCAGAGTCGGGCTTACCGCATAACACACTGAACAACCAAATGTCATTTTGCTCCATCCATGTTTCAATAGTCCTATCAATTATATCTTGATTAACCATTCCAGGAGAGCAAATGATTGCTATTTTCATAGTCTTGAACTACGAAAGAAGTTTTGCATAAATTTCTCATGCATTAAACGAGCTTCTTCCATATTGAATTCAAAGTCGTTATCTTCTTCTTCTTCCTCCTCAGTTTCTACTTCAGCAGCCATTAATGGAGCTCCATCATAAGATTTCCCCATACTATCAACAATATGAGTTGGAACAATAAAATAGTGCCATACATATCCGCCATCATCCTGAAGAGTACCAATATAACTATCAATATTTTGGAAATCTGCGATTGGCCATCCGGTACCACTACAGATTGCGGCGAAGGTACGCATTGGGACATCATCATTTACAATAGCCCACACCATTGGTTCACCAAATTGATAATCAAGATGTAAAAACTTTTCAATATGTCCTGTAATAGGTTCTGTTAAATTATATTTATAAATTTGTCTCATTATCTTTCTCCTTTACTGGTAATTAAAGTTTCATTATTCAAATAAGCAATGTCTCCAGTACCTCCGCGTACTCCCCAAGGATAAGTTTCAGTACTCATTACTACTTGACCGATATACTTTTTACAGTTTAATTTAACTTCAAAAGTATCGCTTGGATAATGAAAATCATCTTGAATATTACGAAATGTTTGCATATATTCTTCTTTAAATTTACAAACATCTCGCTTTATACAAGTATTGCATTGGATATTATCTTCTCCAAGAACTTGCATCATTATCGTTTACCTCCCTCACAAATTTCGATTAATTCATCAGGTGGATTAAATCCCATCTCTTCAAGCACAGCTTTCGCAAGTAAATATTTAGGGTCTACTCCATTGGCTTTAGTAAGACAAATGAACTCTCTACCATCCTGTTCCATGGTAAACAATTCAACTTCATCATCTGTTGCTAAAAACATTCTATCTCTCAGACCCTTTGGAAGTGTAATTCTTCCAAGAGTATCAACTTTTCTAGTTGTATTTTCTGGTTTTAACATAATCTATCTCCTTTACTAATCATCCCAACCATCCGGTAGAATGACATCTAATATTGCGGTTAAAAAGTTTACCAGGGTGAATGCGGGAGCTCCTATTAAAAATATAAGAACTACTAATAACTGGTCTCCCGTTTTTAATTCTTTACACATTGGCGCATACTCTACCAAGAGTGTGGTAGCCATTAAACACCATAGTATAATAATTATCGCAACCATCTTGCGGCATCCACGATATTCTGCAGCAATGCACATCGGGTTAAGAGACCCACACCGCCTGGCACCGGAGTTACATCTCTATTTTCCGTATTAATACAATCCCCGACCAATTTACCATCTACAAAGTTAATACCGACATCAATAACTGGAACATGAATTGGATAGCAATTCAAAAATGCTGGTTTTCCAACAGCAGTCACAATTAAATCTGCAATATCGTAATATTTCCAATGATTTTTTGAATGACTGTGTAAAAGTGATACGGTTGCGTTTTTGTCCGACATCATTCTAGCCAAAGGTTTACCAACAATATCACTACGACCACAAATAACGACATTTTTACCATCTAAGTCAAAGTCACAATATTCAAGATATTTCATAATTCCAAGAGGAGTACAAGGACTATAAATTGAATTTCTTATCATGCCATCTACATCTCCATGCATAGGGATTGCGGCGATGACTCCATTTAAATCAATATGTTCTGGTAAAGGTAATTGTACCATCATACACATATTTGGGTCAGCCATATAATTTTTAACTAAAATTTCTTGAATATCTTCTGTTGTTACATTTTCTTCTAATTTGATGCAATGTGCATCAATGCCCACTTCCTCACAATCCTTAATTTTATTGCGAACATATCTATTTGATGCTTCATTATTTCCTACTTGAATAATCAAAAAAGTTGGGGCTTTAGGCAACTTAGATATTTCTGCTTTTAAGTCTGCCTTCCATTGTGTAGTAAATTCTTTAATATTTTTAAGTTGCATAATACCTATCCTTTCTTCGGCTTCGCGCCTCGACATTTTTCTACATTTTTATTTCCTTTTATTTACCTATATTATATCAAAAAATTTTAAGTTTGTCAAAAAATTTGACTTTGACCAAAATTTCTGGTATAATATAGTTGTGATGGAGGTGACTAACATTGATAAAATTAGATTACACGTTAGAGACTCCTGAAGAAAGAAAAGTTTTAGTCGAACAGATTCTCGCAGAGAATCCGGAACCAAACGAGAAATATTTAGAAATTCTTGGTGACTATTTAATTCTTTGTATGGAGAAACAAGAGAAAAAGGAGAAAAAAATACTTACTGAGAACCGCATGAGCACGGTGAACAAAAGAGAAACTTCTTTTGAAGGTCTTGTATCCCAACTAGAAAATGGCGAAGATGGAATTTATAATTTAATTAACGAAAGTAAAACTACTATTTTTCAACCAAAAGTATCTATAACAAAAAAAGATTTAGAAGAAATCCCTTTCTTAAAGCAGATTAAAGAAGCTATTGAATGGTGGGAAACCAAACTTAAAACAGCTCAGGGTCGCGATGCATATATTGCAAAGAAAGCTATCATAGACTTAAGGAAAGACCAATATGTCGTCAAGAATGCTTATCGACAACCTATTGTATTTAACAAAATAATTCATACTAAGTTCCCTTTTAAATTAGAAGAGGGGTATTCATTTGACGAAGATGGGTATGTTATTCCAGAGAAGTTTTCCTTATGTGACCCGAAAGTATGTTCTGCTATCTTATGTAATTATTCCCGATTAAAAGAAGACAGTTATGGAAAATTTGATACAGATTTATATTATTTAATGGAAGTGTTTGATGATACATGTGATAGAGCGTTAAAAGATTACCCGATGTATGATAGAATTGTATTATATAAAATTGATGGGATGCAGAATATAGATATTCAGCAAGCATTAAAAGATGAGTTCGAGACAACACATAGTCTCGAATACATATCGAGTCTTTGGCGTAAAAAGATTCCAAATCTAATTGCTTCTCAAGCAGAAGACGATTTGCTTGATTGGCACTACTTAACCCAAGAAAAGGGTAAATATAAACGCTGCAGTCGTTGCGGCCAAATCAAACTTGCTCATAATAAATACTTCAGTAAAAATAAGACCAGCAAAGATGGGTTTTATAGCATCTGTAAATGTTGCAGAAATTCTAAGGCCAAAAAGTCGTAATCTTTATTTGCGGATACTTATTGGTATAAAGGAGGTATATTATGGCAGTAGTAGAACAAGATTCTTACTTTTGCGACAAATGTCATAAAACCTTAAGAGCAGATGAGTTTTATGGTTCAAATAATTTGGAAAAATATCCAAATGGTAAATTGGGGCAATGTAAGAAATGTATAACAATGCATGTGGACAACTGGAATCCACAAACATTTTTATGGATTCTTCAAGAATGTGATGTTCCTTATGTTCGTGAAGAGTGGTACAAGTTATTAGAGAAATATGGTCAAGATGGTGCTAAGGTTACTGGTATGACTATTTTAGGTAGATACTTATCTAAGATGAAGTTAAAGCAGTATAAAGAGTATCGTTGGAAAGATACCAAGTTTCTTCAAAACTTACAAAATCACAAGACTGAAGAAGCAATGAAAGCGCAAGGATATAGTGCATCAGAGATTGCGCAAGTTGTTAATGAACAACGTATTGATATTCCAGAAGAAGGCTTTAAACAGCCTGAAATTGTTTATACACCTGCGGCACCTGACCCAGATGACTATTTTATGGAGCAAGCAGGTATCGATGATATTGACCTCGTAGGGGACTTGACGGAAGAAGACCGCAAGTATCTACTTATGAAATGGGGTAAATCATATAAACCAGAAGAATGGATTAGATTAGAGCAGTTCTATCAAGAAATGTTACAATCTTATGATGTTCAGGGTGCTGGACATGAAGATACATTAAAATTGGTTTGTAAAACTTCTTTAAAGGCTAATCAGTTATTAGATATTGGCGATATTGATGGAGCACAAAAGATGATTAAGATGTACGATGGTCTTATGAAATCTGGTAAATTTACTGCGGCTCAGAATAAAGCTAATGAGGGAGAAGTTTTAAATTCTATTTCAGAACTCGTTTTGATTTGTGAAAAAGAAGGTTTTATTCCAAGATATTATACTGAAGGGCCTAATGATAGAGTTGATGAAACTTTATTGGATTTGAAAAATTATACTCACAGTTTAGTTGTTGATGAAATGAATTTAGGTAACTTGATTGAGAATGCAGTAAAACAAATGGCTCAAGAAGAAGCGAAAGAAGAAGATGAAGATATCGAAGAAGAATTAAGTTATGATGAATTGAATGAATTAAGAGATGAAGATTTTGTTGATTATCAAGAATTCTTAGAGGAAGAAGAGTTATCTGATGAAGAGATATTAAAACAACTTGAAGGGGAGGGATAGTATGGCGTTACAAGATTTACTAGACCTTTCTAAAGAGCGTAAAAAAGTTGAAGTATCAGAGGAAAGACTTGCGGCGGTTGTACCAGAAGCTAGAAAATACATAGCCTTTTGGAGAGAATATCCTGATATGTTCGTGGATTTTTTATTGACTTGCGGCAATCCTGTTAATTTCAAATTTTACTTTTATCAAAGAGTTTTCTTACGTGCGGCGATGCGACATCAATATATGTATGCAGTATTCCCTCGTGCGTATTCAAAATCATTCTTATCTATGATGGTTCTTATGATTAGATGCGTACTTTATCCAAAGTGCAAATTGTTCGTAACATCTGGTGGTAAGGAACAGGCTGCTGGTATTATGAAAGAAAAAGTACAAGAAATATGTACGTTGATACCGGCGTTTAAACAAGAGATTGATTGGACGAGAGGTCAAACTCTTGAGGGTAAAGACTATTGTAAATATGTCTTTAAAAATGGTTCTTATTTCGATAATATTGCGGCTCGAGAGAGTTCTCGTGGTAAGCGTCGTCATGCAGGCGTAATCGAGGAGTGCGTAGGTGTAGATGGTGATATTCTTTCAACAGTTATTATTCCTACTATGAACATTTCTCGTATGTGTATGGATGGTTCTACACATCCAGAAGAGCAGTTGAACAAATCGCAGTTATATATTACCACAGCAGGATTTAAGAATACTTATCCATATGATAAACTTATTCAGTTGCTTGTATGGCAGATTGTTAAACCTGAGAAATCCATTGTAATGGGCGGTACATATCGTATTCCAGTATTGGTTAAGCTCTTGGATAAAAACTTTGTGCGCGACCTTAAAATGGACGGTACTTTTAATGAAACTGCGTTTGACCGTGAATATGAGAGTAAATGGTCTGGTTCAGTAGAAGACGCATTCTTTAATGCTGAAACTTTTGAGAAGAACCGTATTTTAAAGCAACCTGAATATGAAGCTTCAGGTAGAGCAAGTAAACAGAGTTATTATGTTCTTTCTTGCGACGTTGGTCGTAAGGGTTGCGATACTGTAGTTTGCGTATTTAAGGTAACGCCACAGCCTCAAGGTGTTTCATTAAAGCAGTTGATTAATATTTACACAATGGCTGATGAACATTTTGAAGACCAGGCAATTAAGTTAAAGAAACTATTTTACAAATATAAAGCTAGACGCTTAGTAGTCGATGGTAATGGTCTCGGTATTGGTCTTATGGATTACATGGTAAAACAACAGATTGATGCTGATTCTAGTGAAGTATTTGCGGATTTTGGTGTTTATAATGACGATGATGGCTATTATAAGAAATACCAAACTCCAAATTGTGAACAAAATGCAATTTATATTATTAAAGCAAATGCTCCAATTAATACTGAAGCTCATGCGAACGCACAAACTCAATTATCTTCTGGTAAAGTAAAGTTCTTACAAGATGAGCGTATTGCTAAGGTTAAGTTAATGGGAACTAAGGTTGGTCAGAATATGAAGCCTGAAGAAAGGGCAGAATATTTAAAGCCATTTACCTTAACTTCCATATTAAAAGAGGAGATGATGAACCTTCGTGAAGAAAATGAAGGTGTTAACATTATCTTGAAACAAGCAAATAAGGGAATTAAGAAAGATAAATTCTCTGCCTTCGAGTATGGACTATACTATATTAAAGAAGAAGAAGATAATAAAAAGAAGAAAAAGAAATTCAATGCTAAGGATTGGTGTTTCTTAAATTAAGAAAGGAGGGGTTGTATGCGCGCATCACGTGGTGAAATTAAAATTGAAGAGATTTTAAAGGAAGCTGAATTACCATTTAAAATGGAATATTCATTTCCAGAATTACGAAGCACAGGCGGCAGACCCCTTCGTTTCGATTTTGTTGTATTCGATGATGATGGTAAAATTGATTTTATCATTGAATATCAAGGAAAACAACATTATGAACCTAGTTCTAAGTTTGGTGGAAAGAAAGGTTTTTACCAACAGCAATACAACGATAATCAGAAACGAAGA